CGCCGCCAGCGCATCGAGCGCAAGGTCGAGGTCAAACTGACGCATCGCAGCCGTGCCGTGCACCTCATCCCTTTGCGCAAGGCGAGCGAGTAAGTCGCTCACTTCTCCCCCTTCGCCAGCTTCCCGGCAGCTTTCACAATCCCCTGGCTCAACGATCCCTTGCCGTGCTTCCGCAGCTTGTCGGCCACGGTGGGCGGGATGGTCACCTGATACCGCTGGCCCGACTCCCCCGAAGGGGAGAGGGGCGGGCGACCTCGGCCCCGTTTCCCTTTGGCGCTCACCAGAGCACATGCTTGGCGGGAACGCCGGCAGCCTTCTGGAAATTCCGCCACTGGTTGTTCGCTTCAAACTTGGCAGCCTTATAGGCGCTCATGTCGAAGCTGACATTGTGGTCACCGAACACGTCGCGGCAGGCTTCCAGTTCGTTGCCGCAGAAATCGCGGGTGGTGATGATGGTGCGGACCAGTTCGTTGTGCAGTGCGTTCATTTTCAGTCTCCCGCCAGCACCGTGCTGGCATGGGTATTAATATACACCGTATTTACGGGGTGTCAACACTTTTCGGTGTATTTAATTGGCGGTGCTTTTTGGCCCACCGCCACCCACCCCGCCAACAGGCAATGAACGCCCTCGACCATGTGAGCCGCCCGCTATCCTTGCGCAGATCGCCATAGGGGCAGGCGTCGAACGACACCCCGGCGAGGTGTTCGCGCATACCCCGCTTGAATGCCCCGCGATGCGCCTTGTTCCAGCGGTAGGCGTCAAACGGAAGCTCGATGCTGTCCTCAAAATGCCGAGTCATGGAGCAACTTCTGTGGTCGCGGCGAGTCTCATGCGAATAACCGCCCCTGCGAGTAAGCCGCGCGGATTCGTTCGCAAGCGATGTCAAAATATTCCGGCGTTCGCTCTATCCCAACGAACCGCCGCCCAAGGTTGACGCACGCCACGCCGGTGCTGCCCGACCCCATAAAGGGGTCCATGATGGTTTTTGCGTCTGGCATGAATGCAAGACACCATTCCATCAACGGCACAGGCTTCTGCGTGGGGTGCTGCTTGCCTTCCTGCAGCGCCTCGCCCCGCGAGTAGTTGAAAATTCGCGCGGCTTTGGGCTGGCTCGTCCATGCGAACTCGCAATCGGCCAGCGAGAAGTTACGCTGCCCCTTGTCCCATACGAGCCAGCGCATAGTCGGCGGCAGGTAGTCTGTAAAGTAATTCCCGCCCCATATGATCTGGTCGGCAGACTTTTCGCGGATCAGGTCGAAAACGTCTTTTTCTGGCCGCTCACGATCCCAACCGTTCGCCGGGTAGTCGACCCAGCCATCTTTCTGGCTGTTGCGGTCGCGGGCGTGATTGATGCCATACGGCGGGTCTGTGACCACGGCGTCAACCTTCGGCAGCGTTGGCAAAATCTCGCGGCAGTCCCCCAGGTACAGCGTCGCGTTTCCGATGGTCTCTACACGCATCAGAGAGCAGCCCCCGTGCCCCTAGCGGCTCGCTTCGCCTTGTTGCGGCCGGCGTTGTACGTTCCCCCGCGCCATGTCGGCAGCAGCGGCAGGCGGCGCTTCCAGAACTGCGCCAAGCTGTTGCGGTTGATTCGCTGGTAAATCATGCCGCGACCCCCATATCTCGACGGAGCCCGGTGACCAGGTTGCCAACGTCGCGCGCAAAGTCGGCGACCTCGGCGGACAGCGTTGCGATGTAGCCCTCGTCCCGCGGCACGCGCACGAGCAGCGGCGGCAGGCCCGGCCAATAGGACAGGTAGTCGCACCACGCGCGGCCGGTGATCCATAGCTGGCCCTGCACTTGCGCCAAGTGCTCGTCCGGCACCAGCCCCTCGGCATAGACCTGCAGCTGCAGATGGGGCGCGCGTGTCTTGACCTCGAGTAGACCCTCGTCGCCAATGAGCGAGTCAGGCGATGCGCCCGCGTAGACGCCGCCTAAGTCAACGCGCGCGAAGCCGAGCCGTTCCATGCTGTTGCCCGTGCGCAATGCGTAATAGTCGCGGGCTTCCTCCTCCATGACCTGCCCGCGCAGCATGTCGGAATTGCTGAAATGGTCGGCGGGCTCGCCGGTCAGGATCTCGCCGGCCACGGTGTACAGATACGTCATGCGGGTCTTGCCGTAGCCTTTGCCGCTGCGATCGCGCGCGAGAACATCCTTGAACCGGCTCGCAGTGATGGCGCCGCAGCGCAGTTGATACCAGTCCGCGCTTTGCTGGTCACAGTTAAAAAACTCTGTTGAAAGTTCCAAACTCTGTCTCCTTCGACTGTTGATACCGCGCCGCCGCCGCTTCTGCACTTGAGAAAACGCCAAGCGACAGGGTTTTCTTGTTCACAGTTATGCGGGCCTGAAATCGCCCGTCGCCGAGTTTCTTGACGCCCGTAGGAAGCCCGGATGTCTTGCGGTAGGCGCCGTGATTTCTTGCGTTCTCTGTTCGCGTCGCTTCGCGCAGGTTTGAAATCCTGTCGTCCATGCTGTTGCCATTGATGTGATCCACGACGCCACGCGGCGCGCGGCCAACGCACGCCAAGAAAACGAGATGCGCCCGCTTGAATGATCTCCCGCCGATCTTCACGTACCAATAGCGAAGCTGTCCGCGTGATTGCTTCCTGGCGCATCCGGCTTCCGCGCCTTTCACGCGAGGGTGATATTTCGTCGGGTTTTTCCAGAACAAGCGCCCTTTTTCTGCGTCCACTTCAAACGCCGCCAAAACGCTTTCCCGCGTTACGACGTTCACTTCGGAGTCCTCGCAAGGCGCAGTGCCTCGGCGTAGCGTTTGGCCGGAAGGTCGACCAGCCGCTCGATACCGGCCCATTTCTTGAACAGGCCAAGATCGCGACCGCTCGAGTCGAGCGCGGCCTGAATCTCATCGGCCTGTTCCTGCGTAACCGTGTCGGCACGCTCGCCGACCGGCGCGCGGCCGTCGTGGTCGTCCATGTCCTGCGTCGATAGTCCGGTCGCCGCGAGCAGCGTGTAACGCTGCAGGTAGGTGACTGCCGAGCCGATCGCCTGGATGGCGTTTTTGCCGCCGCTGTCGTCGGGCGATCCCTCGAGCGTCGTCTGCTCGCTGTGCCCGGCGCGGTGCGTCAGGATGCAGGTCACGCGGATGCGCCCGCCATCCTTTTGCTCGGTGTGCCAACGGTGGGTGATCCCGACCTCTGCCAATTTATCGGCCACGGCGCGGCACACCATATCGAGCGTCGCGTGCTTGTAGCTGGTCGTCCCGCGGTTGGTCGTGAAGCTGACCGCCTTCGCCTTGACGATCGACGGCGGGTTCGCCTTGAACTCGGCCAGCGCCTCGACGTACTGCATTTTCGCGTCGCGCTCGACCATCTGCGTGTGCATGGCATAGAGCGCCTGCATTTTCGCCACGTCCACGGTCGGGTCGGACGCGGCGCGCGCGATGGCGGCCATCAGTCCGCCCTGATCGCTCACGGGCGCGAGCGCGGTGGGTTCAGAGACTTTCGTTACAACTGCGTTCATGGTGATCCTATTGCATGTCCTGTGGATTGCCGCCGACCTTCGGCCAGCGGTCGGGTTTCATCAGTTCGCGGCGGCGGTCGTGCCACTCGACTGCCTTGGCGACAGCAGCGACAAACGCCATCCCGAAGAACAGCACGGCCAGCGCCATCAGCGGGGACTCGATCAGCGGCTTCATGCTTCGGTCTCGTTGTTCGCAGCGTGCTCGGCGGGCGTCTCGACTTCATCGGAGCCGCAGACGGCGCACGACGGCAGGTCGTCGCCATAGGCGTTGTGCTCGACCGGCTGCCAGTCATCGCACGCGCAGCAGAACCAGCGTTCACGAGGCATCGCTTTTCTCCTTTGGCTTGCCCGCTTCGATCGTTGTTGCAATGCGGCGCAGTTCAGCGCGACCGACCGCGACCGAAACGGTAATTGAATTCACGGTCTGGTCGGCAGAGGCCCGCAACGCAATGACAATCGCGTTCCATTCGTGCTGGCGCAGGTACACGGGGCGCTTCTTGTCGCTCATGCCTGCAACTCCGCCAGTTCGGCCAGCGTCTCGGCCTCGGCGGCGGCGATGCGTTCGAGTTCGATGATGATGGCCGCGCGGCGGTTTTCGTAGGCGCGCAGGGCCTGCGTCAGCCGCAGCTTGCGGGCCTCGGCGTCACGCGCTGCCGCGCTGATGGCTGCCTGCAGGGGAGACACTTCACCCTCGGTTTCGATCGCGCGGTGGTCGTGAATGGTCATGGTGCGGACGTTCATGACGCCACCGCCGGCAGGTCGCGCGCGCTGAAAAAGTCGGACGCCTTCATGCCGTGCGGCGCCGGGTCGGGGCGCAGCGGGCGAGCCTGCGCGCGGCGCCAAAGCTCGGTGTTCACGGCCTCGATCATGGCGGCGACGGCGTAGGGTTTCACTGCGTCGCGCAGATGGGTCAGGAAGGCGTCGATCTGCTGGTGCGTCGGATCGGCCAGCATCGGAACCATTGCGGCCGACAGCTTCGCGGCCAGCTTGTCACCGCCGCGCGCCAGCACACTCACGGCGAGCTCGATGTCGGTCAGGATGTCGGCGGAATCCTTGCCCGCGTACCACGCGACAAGCTCGGAGTCCTCGACATGCTCAAGCAGGCGGGCGAGGTTTTCGCCCTGGTGCATGGATTCGTAGTCGTCGGCGATCTTCTGGATCAGTTCGCCGCGGTTGGTCGCGTCAGCCATCTGTCACACCTCTGCGGCATGTGCCGCGTTGTGGAATGAAGCATAGTCGATGTAAGCGGACAGTGCAAGCGTTGCGTGCGAACAATTTACGTGATACGGTCCGCAACTATGAAAGACCCCGTAATGATGCTGCGAAGCAAAATGGCCGGCCGATCGCTGCGGGCGCTGTCTCGCGAAATCGGCTGCTCCTCGGCGTATCTATCGGACATCATGCGCGGCAATCGCGCGCCGGGCCCGAAGATTCTGGCCTATCTCGGCCTGTCCCGAGAGGTCAAGAAACGCACCAGCTACACGCAGAGCGCGGCATGAATCAACCTGACCTCTTTGCCCCGTCCATAGTCGCGACCCCCCTCTCGGCTGCTGTACCCCGCCTGACAGCGGGGACAGCCGGGGCGCCAACCTTCCCGCGGGCACGGCGCGAAGATTCGCGCTCGAGCCACGAGGCGGCGGCTGAGGTCGAGCGATCCGGGCGCGCTGCCCACCAGGCTGCGCAAGTGCTCGCCGCCGTGCGCCTGTGGCCGAACAGCACCAGCCACGAGCTCGCCGAGGTGGCGAAGATGGATCGCTACGCTGTAGCCCGGCGCCTGCCAGAACTGGCCGCCGAGGGCCGCGTGCGCCGCTTCGAGCCAAACGTCAGCACCATCCCCTGCGCCGTCTCAGGCAAGCGCGTGTGCCGGTGGGAGGCCGTGCGTTGAGCTACCCCCGCAAGCTGACCGACGAGCAGGTCGCCGACCTCGCGCTCTACGCCATGCGCAAACAGGGGCACCGGTGGCCAGAGCCAGTCAAACGCACCGCGCATCGGTACGGCGTAGGGCACACGACCATGAGCCGCTATCTGAAACAGGCGAGGGCGCAGGCTTGAGCAAGCAACCCTTCCTGCCGTTGTTCTTCGGCGACTTGCTGGCATCGACTGCGGCGTGGGACGGCGAGGAACGCGCGCTGTATGTGCTGCTGCTTGCCTATCAGTGGACATCGGGTCCGCTGCCCGCTGACCCGAAGCGCGTCGCCAAGATGGCGCAGTACGACACCAAGACGTTCCTGCGCCTGTGGGCGGTGGTGGGCACCAAGTTCCCGCAGGGACCGGACGGCCTCGCGAATCCCAGGCTCGAGGAACACCGCGCCAAGTCTCAACAGTTGGCGAGCAAGCGCGCAGAGATTGGTCGGCGTGGCGGCGAAGCAAGCGGGCAAGCAAGAGCGAAGCAAAGCCCAACCAAAAGCGAAGCAAATGCTTCGGGTTTGCTTGAGCAAAAACGAACCATCCATCCCATCCCATCCCATCCCACAGATAAATCACTGTCTCAGCAATCTGATCGCACGTACTCCGAATCTGGGAACGCGCGCGCGAAAGAATCGGTTTCACGTGAAACATTCATCGCGATCCAGTCGAAATACCCGGCAGGCATCTACGCGCAGTCAGACTGGATTCTGGCGGAACGCACGATCGGCAACCTGCTCGAACACGAGCCAGCGGAAAAACTGATCGAGGCGGCCAGCGGTTACGCCGAGCAACAGCGCGCTACAGGCGGCATCGGCACGCAGTTCATCATGAACCCCGCCAAGTTTTACGCAACCGCCAAATGGCGCGGACCGTTCCCGCTCCCCAAAACAAAAGCCGAAGCGACGCAGGACGCGAACGTGTCCGCATCGCTCGAGTGGCTACGCCAAGAGGAAACCGGCAATGCAGCCTGACGACAAACCCGAGTTCGTCCGAATTCTGAACGGCCTGGCAGCGATCAAGCCGGGCGGAAAGATCACGCGCGAATCGCTCGACGTGTGGTGGCTGTCGCTCGCGGATTGGCCGCTCGCAGAGTTCCGCGCGGCGGCGGCGCACCTCGCCCGCAGCGTCGAATTCATGCCGTCGCCGTTCCACTTCGAGCAGCTACGCAAGGCGGGTCGGCCAACGTCCGGCGAGGCATGGGCGCGAGCAGTTGCCGCAGCGCGCAGGGGAGGCGGGACCGATGACCCGCTGATCGAACGCGCCATCGCCGCAATGGGCGGATGGGTCGTCGTGCGCATGTCCGACGAGGACAAGCTGCATTTCCTCGAGCGCCGATTTGCCGAGCATTACGAGGCGATCCAAGACGCCGACGATACGCGCGATGCCGTGCCAGCACTGGCCGGCAGCACATGGCAGAAACGGATTGAGGCGCCGATGCGGGTGTCTGGCCTGCTGTCGCGATTTACCCCACCCGAGGGCAACGCATGACCGACCTACCCGCACCGGACGAGATGACACCGGCCGAGCTCAAACTGCACACGCGCCTGATGATGATCCCGCCATCCCGCGAGCAACGCGCCGCACGCGTGCGCAAAGCGATTGAAAGCCAGGGAAAGTCGATGGCCATCATCGGCCGCGGCGGCGATCAACGGCCCGTGACCTACGCAGCAGCGTTCCAGATGGTCTACGGGAGCCCGCTGTGAGGCGCCGGATTCTCTCGCCTGATCGCGCCCTGCAGCTGCGCGCCGATGTCGCGCTGCGCGCCACGCTGTCGAACAAGGCGCTCGCCCGCAAATACGGCGTGTCGACGCAGACCGTCACGTACTACGCGCACGAGCGGCACAAGCCAATCCCGACCCATCACGAAAACGGCGACGGCGTGTAGCCTAGCCACAACCGAGGACCGACGATGAAATTCAGCACCCTGATCCTGCTCGCACTGGTCGCCAGCGCCAACGCGACGAAACCGACGCCCCCGAAGCCCGATGCCGTACCGCCGGCACCGATCAGCGCGACGGCCAACTCGAACGCCCATGCCAATGCGGCAGCAACCTCGACCGCCGCAGCCACGGCCTCGAGCGACAATGCCGTCAGCGTCACGCACCAGGCCAGCGCCCCGGCGCTCGGGCAGGGCTCGTTCGCTATCGCAGGCTGTCAGGTCGCGGGCAACGCGGGCGGCAGCAACAGCGGCGGTGCCGGCTTCCTCGGCTTCGCGTTCACGACCGAGCAGTGCTATGACCTGCAGCTGGCCGCGGCCTATCAGGCGCTCGGCGCATACAGCGCGGCCTGTCAGGTGCTGAACACGTCCAAGGCCGGACAGCGCGCAGCCAAGCGCGGCGTGACCCTGCCGACCTGTACCGCGCCGATCCCGCTGGCAGCGCCGCAGCCGGTCGTCGTCAACGTCGCCGCGGCATCGTCGGACTGCAAGGCCGCGACCGATGCCGCGTTCAAGCAGTGCGTGGCGAAGTGACATGGGCGACGAGGGCGAATTCTGGCGGGACGTCAAGGAGGCACGGCGCGAGCGCCGCGCCGCTCTTGGGGTGAATTGCCCGCGATGCGCCGAAGTCCGCCCGAAGGCTTGCCCGTCAATCCTGTTGCCGCAGCAGCGGTGCAAGGTTGACGGGTATCGCGACCCACGCCCGAGAGTGCGTGGCGAAGTAGGCCGCGCGTGAGCCTGAACCGCTACGCCAAGAAGGTCGACGCGAACAAGGCCGATCTGTTGGCCGTGTTCGAGCGCGTCGGCGGCGCATGGTTTGAGGGCGGCCCACTCGACGGATGGGCGGCCTTCCGCGGCGAATGGTTCCCGGTCGAGATCAAGAACCCGAAAGGACGAAATCGCCTGACGCCACTCCAGGTTGATTTCATCGAAGCCGCCAAGGCCCGCAACGCCCCCGTGTGGGTCTGGCGCACTGAGGACGATGTCTACAACTGCACGGGCGCGCTGCGCGTCGCATAACGGAGGCTGACATGAAGCGAGTGGAATTGGTACGGCAGCGCGTCGCGCGCGGCATGGTGTCCGAATTGCAACGGCTGCGCGGGTGGCTGTCGAGCGAGGAAGGCGGCACCGATGCCGTGCAACGCCTGCGCGACAAGGATTTCGACATCGTCGCGGCGAAGTGCGTCGAGACCGTGCTTGAGCACATCGGCATCGAAACGCAGGTCAAGGCCGATCGCAGCGAAAGCCACGCGCGCCGCGTCGTGGCACGCATGGGCGGCTGATGGCTGATGCGCTGCCAGTGCAAGCCGACGAGCGCCGCGAACTGACGCAGGCGTTGCGGGCGCTCACGATCAAGCAGCGCAACGCCCTGCGCGCGTGGGCGAAGCGTCCCGAGGATTCGCTGTACGCGGTCGGCGAGCAGATGGGCCTGAGTTCGCGCACGGTCTGGACGTGGCTGCGAACGCCGAAGTTCATGCGCGCGCACCAGCTGATCGAAAAGCAGGCGCTCGACGCGATCGGCATCACCGCGCAATACGTGCTCGGCCGCACAAAGGCAGTCGTCGAGCGATCCATGCAGGCCGAGCAAGTCGTCGACCGTGAGGGCAATCCGACAGGCGAATACGAATTCGACGGTCAAGTGGCGCTCAAGGGCCTGGACATGCTCGGCAAATACCGCCGCCTGTGGACGGACGACCGCGCACAGACGCAGGCGCCGATTGGGCCGGGGCTTACGGTCATCGTTCAAGGCGCACCGGTGGCCAGCGTCGACGCCGCGCAGGATGGCCCACGCGCTGCGGTGCGCGTCAATCTCGCGCCGCCTGAGCCGTGAGAGTCGCGCCGCTCGGCCCTGTGTGCGGGGCGTATTACCTCGACGATTCACGCGTCGCCGTGATCGAGGGTCCGGTCGGGTCGGGCAAGTCGACGGGGTCATGCCTGCGCCTGCAGCGTCACGCCTACGCGCAGACGCCTGGTAGCGACGGAGTGGCGCGCACGCGGTGGGCCATCGTTCGAAACACCAAACCGCAACTCAAGGACACCACGATAAAAACGTGGCTGCAAGTGTTCCCCGAGGCGCTGTATGGGCCCTTCAAGCACGGCGAGGATCTGTCGCACACGTGGAGTTTTCGACCGCAGGGGCACGAATACCCGATCCACGCCGAGTTCCTGTTCCGTGCGCTGGACGATCCGAGCGACGTGGCTAAGTTGCTGTCGCTTGAGGTCACCGGCTTTTGGTTCAACGAACTGCGCGAAATCTCCGAAGAAATCGTCGCGCAGGCGGGCAGGCGCACGCGCTACCTCTCCGGCGATCGGCCGTCGACCTGGTCCGGCTGGATCGGTGACACGAACCCGTGGGACACGGAGCATTGGCTGCAGGATCGGCTGATCGACACCCCGCGCGAGGGCTGGCGCTACTTCCGCCAGCCCGGCGGCATGGACCCGAACGCCGAGAATTTGGAAAACCTCGAGCAGAGCGAGGACACGCTCGAACTGCCGTTTGACGACCCACGCCGCCGCGAGCAGGGCCGCACGTACTACCGCAAGGCGCTGGTCGACTACAGTCCCGAGGACGCCCGCGTGTACGTTCACGCGCAGCGCGGCCGCACGCGCGACGGCAAGCCGATTTATACCGATTACGCGGATTCGCAGCACTGCGCGCCGTTCGAACTGGACCCGCGCATCGAGTTGACCATCGGGATCGACTTTGGCCGCACGCCCGCGGCGACCATCGGGCAGACGTGGCCAGGCGGGCGGCATCGCATACGGCACGAACTGTGCTCGTTCGATATGGGCGTCAAGACCTTTGGCGCAGAACTGCGGCGGTTCCTTGCGGAGAAATTGCCCGAGTTCCGCGTCGGCCGCGTCACGGGTGATCCTGCGGGCGACGCCAAGGACGGCAGCGACAACACGGCCTTTGACCTACTCAAAGCGTCCGGCATCGTCGCGCGGCCAGCGTCCACGAACGAGCTATCCGTGCGCATCGAGGCGGTCAATGGATCGTTTCGCCGGCTGGTCGACGGCGAGCCAGCCCTCATGATCCACCCCGACTGCAAGATGCTGCGCCGCGCCTGCACGGACGGCTACCGATACCGAAAGCTCAAGGTCGCGGGCGATCGGTACAGCGACGACCCGGACAAAAACCAGTGGTCCCACGTCGCCGAGGCGCTGCAATACCATCTGCTCGGCGGCGGCGAGGGCCGCGCGGTGATGGGCCGCACGCGCACGGCAGCGTCGCGCCCGCGATACGCCGCGACTTGAAAACGTCGCGCGCCGGTCGCAGGGTTTGCGGCGGAGGTTTCCCCTATGGCGTTAGTTGGAAAAGCGTTCGGCCTCGGCGGTCTGACTGGCGTTGCCATCAAGAAATCGATGGACAAGAAACCCAAAGCGCAGACGCCGTCCGCCCCCACGATCGACGACGCCGCGCAGCGCGAGCAGGAAGCCGACCGCGTTCGCCGTCGCCGCGGAGTGCTCGCCAACATTTTCGGCGGTGGCTCGGGCGCTGGCCCGACGGTCGCCAAGACGACGCTCGGCGGATGAGCGACGACGCGCGCAGCCTGATCGCGTATCAGGAAGCCATCGCCACCAAACGTCAGAACCTTGACCAGTGGTGGCAGGACATCGCGCTGCGCGTGATGCCCGATCAGGCCAAGTTCACGACGATCGACGAGGAAGGCACCAAGCGGATCGACCGCGTGTTCTCGGGCAAGCCCGTCACGGACAATCAGCGGTTCGCCGCCGTGCTCGATGACCTGCTCACGCCCCGCACGCAGCAGTGGCACGCGCTGGCGCCGGACGATGACGAGATCACCAACTCGCAGAGCGCCAAGGAATATCTCGAGCGCCTGAACAAAGCCCTATTCACGATGCGCTACCGGCCGCGCGCGAACTTCGCGAGCCAGAAGCACCGCGGCTACATGTCGGTCGGTGCGTTCGGCAATTCGTGCCTTTTCATCGACGAGAACGTCGGCGACGGCGCGATCTATCGCCAGTTGCACATGCGAGAGGTTTTCTGGTCTGAAAACGATCAGGGCACCATCGATCAGGTCTATCGGCGCTACTGCATGAAGGCGCACGCTGCGGTAAAGGCCGCCGAGCGTTTCGGATGGGAACTGCCGAGCGACATCACCAAAGCGGCCGAAAAATCGCCCATGCAGGAATTCGAGTTCCTGCACGTTGTCCGCCCGAACGATGACCGCAAGACCGGTCGCGTAGATGCCACGGGAATGCCGTGGGCGAGTTTCTACATCAGCCTGACCGGTCAGAAAGTCCTGTCGACTGGCGGGCACACGTCGTGGCCGTTCGCGATTGGCCGCTACACCATCGGCCCGGGCGAGAGCTACGGCCGATCGCCGGCGATGTCGGCATGGGGCTCGATCCTCACGCTGAACGAGCAGAAGAAAACCATTCTGCGCGCCGGCCAGAAAGAGGTCGACCCGCCGATCCTGCTGCAAGAGGACGGCGTCCTCGAAGCGTTCAACCTGCGCCCGGGTGCGCTGAACTTCGGCGGCGTGTCGACCGATGGCACCCCGCTCGCCGTGCCGTTCAAGACCGGCGCCAATATACCGCTCGGGCTCGAATTGATGCAGATCGAGTCGATCGACATTGAGGACGCATTCCTCGTTTCGATCTTCAAGATCCTGTCGGAAAACCCGCAGATGACGGCCACGCAGGTGCTCGAGATCGTCCAGCAAAAGGCGACGCTGCTCGCGCCCACGATGGGCCAGATGCACAGCGAGGACTTGGGGCCGCTGATTGAGCGGGAAATCGACATCCTCGCCCGCGATTCGCGGTTCTCGTGGATCAATGACGACATGCCGCCCGAACTGCGCGAGCGCGGCGGCGCGTACAAGATCGAATATCGCTCGCCGCTGGCCCGTGCCATGCGCGCGCAGGACGGCGTCGCAATCATGCGAACGCTCGAGGCGCTGCCGGCTGCGCTGGCGGTCGACAAGAATGCCGCCTACGTCGTCGACATTCCGGAGTCCCTGCGCGAGCTCGCCGAGATCAACGGAATGCCGGCCAAGCTGCTGCGCGGTCGCGAGGACGTCGAGCAGATCATCAGCGACCAGAACGAATCCGAGCAGGCCGCCGCCCTCGCGGCTGCTGCGCCAGAGATGAGCGCCGCGGCATTGAACGCCGCCAAGGCTGAGCAGTTGAGACTCGGGGCGTGATGTGATTCAGGCCATCCGCGACCGACTGCAGCGGCGACGGCTCGCCTATCTGCGGACGTTCATGGCCGCCAACGGCAAGTTGCACCCCAACGCCGAGACCGTGCTCGCTGACCTCAAGCGATTTTGCGGCATCAACCGCGGCGGGATTGTCGTGAGCCCCGTCACCCGAACTGTCGACCCGTATGCCACGGCGTACCGGGCCGGGATGCGCGACGTTTACCTGCGCGTCGCGAAGTTCCTTGACCTGCAGGAAACAGACATCGAGGACACACCGCATGACTGACCCGAATGGCGCACCGCCGCCCCCGCCGCCCGCTGGCGATCCACCGCCGGCCGCCTGGTATCCCGACGAGCACAAGGAATTTGTGACGACAAAGGGCTGGAAGTCTCCGGCCGATGTCATCACCAGCACGATGAACCTCGAGAAGCTGCTCGGCGCCGATCGCGCGGGCCGCACGGTCGTTCTGCCGAAGGACGAGACGGACGTCGAGGGCATGAAAGCATTTCGCGCGAAGCTCGGCGTGCCTGATGCTCCGGACGCCTACGAGTTGCCGCTGCCTGACGGCGACGGTGGCGAGTTCGCCAAGACCGCCGCGCAGTGGTTCCACGAGGCAGGCATTCCGAAGGCCGCCGGCCAGAAGATTGCCGCGCAGTGGAACGAGCACTTCTCAAAGATGGTCGAGGAACAGCAGGCGCAGGCGCAGGCCAGTTCCCGCGCTGAACTGGAATCGCTCAAGTCCGAATGGGGCAAGGACTTCGACAAAAACTCCGAGTACGCGCGGCGCTTCCTGCGTGCGGCCGGATGGGACGACGCCAAGATGTCGAAGTACGAGCAGGCATTCGGTACGGCGCAGATGCTCAAGGACTTCCACGCGTGGGGCAGCAAGACAGCCGAGGCCGCATTCGTGGGCGGCGAGCAGCAGTCGGGCGGCCTGCCGGCGAAGCTGCAGATTCAGTCGAAGATGGACGAACTGCGCGCGCAGCGCATCGAAGGCCGCGTCGGCGAAAAGGAATATCTCGAGCGCATGGAATTGCTCGGCGCTCAACTTTCCGCCGCTGCGTGATGGGTGTTGCATCCGTCACTTTCGCTGTGCATCGTCATTGCGCGGGGTGAGTGGCAGCCGGTCGGATTCTCTCAGAGGGTTCGGCCGGCCTCACACCTCCGGCGGACAAGGCGAAAGCCCCCGCTGACCGTTCGAAAGTGAACCGCCAGGCGCGAGCGAATCGCGCAAGGTAGGTGGCCCCGAAAGGACAAGCCCCGCCGAAAACAGCATTGCAACGCGCTGCGAGCGTTGCGCGTGTTTTCGCGTGAGGATTAAGCCATGTCTGGCGTCAACGTTCCCGGTCACTATTTCACCGAATTTTCCCGCAACATCGACCATCTGCTGCAGCAGAAGAATTCGCGCCTGTCCGGTGCGGTTCGCAGTGGCAGCCACAGCGGCGAGAAGGCCAGCCCGGTCGACCAGATCGGCAAGGTCGAGATGCAGGACGTCACGTCCCGCTTTGCGCCGATGGGTCGAGTCGACGCCCCGGCCTCGCGCCGTTGGGTGTTCCCGATCAGCTCGGACCTGCCGCAGCTTCTGGACAGCTTCGATTCGCTCAAGCTGCTGACCGATCCGAAGTCGCAGTACGTGCAGGCCGCCATGATGGCCGCCAACCGTCGCAAGGATCGGCACATCATTTCGGCGTTTTTCGCCGATGCCTCGACCGGCGTCAACGCTGGTTCGACCGAGACCTTCGGCTCGACCGTCACGACCTCGGGCGGACAAAACGTGTCGGTGTCCGTCGGTGGCACCACGTCGGGCCTGAACGTCGCCAAGCTCAAGGAAGGCAAGCGCCGCCTGATGGAAGCCGACGTTGACCTCGACGCCGAGCCAATCTACTGCGCGATCACGGCCGACGAGCACGACGACCTGCTGAACGAGATTCAGGTGATCTCGACCGACTTCAACGACCGCCCGGTCCTGAACGACGGCCGCGTGACCCGATTCCTCGGCATCAACTTCATCCACACGGAACTCCTCACGACCGGCACAGACGACGTCGCCGGCACGTCGACGGCCTGCCCGATGTGGGTGCCGTCGGGCATGTACCTCGGCAACTGGGAATCGGTCACGACCGACATTTCGCAGCGCAACGACATCCAGGGTCTGCCGTGGCAGGCGTATCTGAAGATGACGATGGGCGCGACCCGGCTCGAGAAAGAGCGCGTCATCCGCATCTGGGCCCGGTAACCGGCTGCCCCCTCTCACGGAGTAAACGAAAATGGCAGTTGTTGCAGTCAAGTCCACCCAGATCACCAACCGAGACGCCTCGCCGCGAGTTATCAACAACTCGCGAGTGGCGAACGACGTCAAGCAGGTCACGCTCGATGCGTTCTCGATCGCCAGCGGCGATTCGGTCGCCTCGACGTATCGCGTCGTGACCATCCCGTCACGCGCGGTCGTGACCGCGGTTCGAATCAGCGCGCCGGACATCGGCACGACCACGGCGGCAGACGTCGGCCTCTATCGCACCACGCTCGACGGTGGCGCGGTGGTGGATGCCGACTTCTTCGCCTCGGCGGCCTCGCTCAACGGCGGCGCACTGAGCAAGAGCGACATTACGCTCGAATCTGGCGTCGTGTCGCTCACGAACTCGGTTCGCACGGTCTGGGAGAACCTCGGTCTGTCCGCAGATCCGGGCGTCGACTATGACGTCGTGCTCACGCTCACGGGCGCCGCTGACGCGTCCGGTGTCGGCGTGCTCGAAGTCGAGTACGTGGTCTGATCGAACGGGGCGGGGCGCAAGTCCCGCCCCCTTGTGTCGGGAGTGAGAGAACATGGCAGACCGTTTCTATTCCGTCGTGCGCGGTGAGCAGCTTCCGGTGCAAGTCACCGAAGGCGGTTCAACCTCGTCCGAAGCCATCGAACTGCGCATCAATGATACGGTGTACGCGAACAAGCTCGACGTGATCCTCGGCGTCCAGGCGCTGCTTGCGTACCTGAACACGCGCGAAACCGGACCCATCGCCTAGCGTATGGCTACGATCACCCCGACAGTCACCTACGCGCCCGGCGGTCAACGCCAGTTGGTGCAGGTCGTTTGGCCTGCGCTCGCCAACGGCGACGACGGCGGCCCGGTCGAGTTGGCCGCATGGGCCGATCGCTCGGTGCAGATCGAGGGCGCTGCCTTCGGTGGCGGCACGCTCACGCTGCAAGGTTCGAACGATGGCACGAACTGGCAGATCCTCACGGACCCGCAGGGCAACGACATCGCCAAGACTGCGGCCGATCTCGAGCAAGTGACCGAGCTCACGCGCTACGTGCGCCCGATTCTCGCGGGCGGCGCGGCCGGTGCGGTCACGATCACATTTCTGTCGAGGCGCACGCCATGAGCGAGATCACGCTGCAGGAAGCATTGAACGAGCTCGACAAGCTCGGGAACTTCGGCCGCGCAATCGCCAAGGCTCGCGAGGTTGGCCAGCAGATCCGCGGCGCCGAGCAGCTGGTGCGCGAGCATCAGGCGCAGGCCGCGCAGATCGCCGCGCAGATTGCCGACGCCGAAAAGTCCTATTCGGAGATCGCCGCGAAGGTCGCGGCAGCTCAGGCTCAGGCCGCCGAAACGCTCGCCAAGGCGAACGCAGAGGCCGCCGCAGCAGTGCAGGACGCCAACGCAACGGCGTCGCGGGTCATCGCCGAAGCGAACGCAGAGGCCGAGGCCGCGCGCCAGGCTTCGGCCGAAGCCAAGGCCGACGAGGTTCAGGCGCGCAAGGCGGCGACCGCTGCGTCGAAAGAACTGGCCGACATCAATGCCCGAATCGAGGCCGCAAAGGCTGCTGCCCGCCTGACCTTTGGCGGCTAGTGCTGTGCGGCGTCCCTGAATGGCGCTGTGACTTTTTGCACTAGGAGTAGAGCATGATCCTGTTTCGCTGGCTTTGGCCGTTTCTGCTGATTGCGTCCGCTCAAGGCGCGGTCACGCTGACCGAAAGCACGCAGGTTACGCTGCTCCGTGGCACGACGACAGCCGGCACTTACGCATCGTGGGACGCCTGCCTTGCGGCGGCTCGCACTGCGGCGAACGCCAGCACGGCGACGACGGGTACGGTCACGTATTCGTGCCAGACCGAGAAGCGCAGGATCGTCGCGACCTACAGCGCGAACCCGCCACCGCCACCGCCTCCACCTCCGCCGATTGATCCGCCTCCGCCACCGCCGCCGACCGGCAATGCGTTCCCGCTGTACCCGGCGCTCGATCTCTCGACGATCCCGTGGCACAACGCCGCCGGCCCGTGGGGCCCGCAGGTCCGCATTCAAGCGCCCGCGCTGCCGGTCACTACGCGGTCCGTCAGCGTCAGCAACCTGTCTGCGTTCAACCAGGCGGCCTCGGTCGCCGGCTCGCGCATCACGATCACTGCCGGCTGGTCCGAGAGTTCAGTCGCGACGATCAACGCGAGCGATGTCGATGTCGTGATCCCGGCCGGCATTGCCATCGGTGCTGTTGAACTCGGCTCCTGGCCGCGCCAGACCGTGATCAGCCGCGTGCGTATCAGTGGCGGCGGCCGCATCGGCCAGTTCCGCGCCGGCCCGTATCCAGGCACGCGCTACAGCGACATCGTGCTGGACGGCATCGACATGAACGGCGCGTCTGGCTTCGGCGCTGGCGAATCCAATCAGGCCTTCCGCGTCGATGGCGTTGACCGAATCGCGGTGCTGAATGTCCGCGCGATCGCGGCCGGCTTCATCTGGCTGGGCGGTGCAAAACAGGTAGTCATCGCCAACAGCAACCTGTTCCACGGTGCTGCTGCTCGCTCGGCGGTCGGCTTCGTCGAGGGATGGGGCATCCGCAACGGTGCCGGCCCGATCACCATCGTCGACAGCCGCATTCAGGGCACGCGCTATCACAACCTCCGCCCGCAGTCGTCTGGCGGCACCGAGGAACTGCTGTACGTCACGCGCTCCGTGCTTGTCGCGCAGGCCGAGGGCCGCACGGCGTGGCTATGGAACAACCTCGGCGCGGGCGGCGAAGCTCCCAACGGCTTCGGACAGGGCGCCATCCTCGAGCGCAATGACATCTACACCTACGCCGCGCCCGGCTGTGGCTTCCCGGCCGAGATCGGCTCGCAGAACGTCACCTGGTCGCGCGTGGCGAACAACCGCTTCTTCGGTGCGGGCGACGCCATCGTGTCGCAGTCGCTCGTCGACGGCGCTTCGAGGGGCGGCGGCAGCGAGGGCAACACCTTCGCGCCCCTGACCGCGCTGCCCGCATGGGGCGGTCGCGGTGACCCGCGTCAGATCCCGCTGCCCGGTGGCCTGCAGGTCATCAGCGGCGAGGGTAGCTGTCCGGGCTTCTGATGGCCTACCGCGCAGCATTTCCCGGTGTGCAGCGCGCAGTGCGCGCCGCAGTCGCATCAGGCGGTGGCGGCGGGACAGACCCTTACCCGCTGTACACGTCATTCGACCGCAACGAGATCCCGTGGCACACGGGCACTGGCTCGTGGGGGCCGCAGTACGCAATTGCTGCTCCGACACCGCCGACGACCACGCGCAACGTCACAGTGACGACGACCGGCGATTTCAATACTGAGGCTGCCGTGGCAGGCACGCGCATCACCATTGGCGCGGACTTTGCTGAATCGAGTTCGGTGCGCGTCACCGCCAATGACGTTGACGTGATTTTGCCCACCGGGCGTTCCATCGGAGCAGTCGAGCAGGGCGCATTTCCGTGGGACTTCGATGTGCGCCGCCTTCGCATTCGCGGCTCTCTCGACGGATCACGCGGCGGCAGAATGGGCCAGTTTCGCACGCCTGATGTGGCGGATCGATACAGCGATACGATCATTGACGGCGTTGACATGAACGGCGCGGGTAGCTTTGGCGCTGGCGAAAGCGATCAAGGATTCAGAACCAAGGTTCTGCGCATGTTCGTGCATAACGTGCGTGGCATCTCGGGCGGCTATATGTCGCAGTCCGGTTCAGAGAACATCGTTTTTGCGAACTGCAATTTCTTTGCGGGCGCAGTGAACCGTGCAACGGCTGGATACAACGAGGGGTGGGGCTTCCGCGACACGAGCGGGCCGATCTACTTTGTCGATTGCAAGATTCGCACGACCCGCTATCACGTCCTGCGCCCGTACACGTATGACCTGCCGGGTGAATACGTCTACGTGAAGAACTGCGACCTCATCCAAGTGAACGAAGGTCAGATCATGTGGGCGTACAACCGCCTGAGTGAGCCGGCGTTTGGGTTTGCGCTAGGCGCGATCATAGAAGATTCGCGGATCTATCAGGCACAGCAGGCCGGGTGCGGGTTTGGTCCGGGTGGGCAGATCATCGACATGGTGAATTGCACGTACAGCCGGATTCGTCGCAACACGTTTTACAGCGGGGGAACAGGCAACAACATCACTGCGTCGCAGACATGGCTGGACGACGCACGCACCAATGCAATTTCGGTGCAGAACGCAGACACAACGCTCGCCGCTCGCGGTCGAGTCCCCTTGCCGGGTGATGCTCACGTTGTCAACGACAGCAACACGTTTTCCACGCTGACCACGCTTCCAGCATGGGGCGGACCCGGAGACCCTACTGCGATCCCGCTGCCTAACGGATGGACAATTGCGTATGACGAAGGCGCGTGCCCGGCGGTGTTTAGCTAATGGCACTCATTCAAACAGCAACGCCCGTCGCCGGCACCGGATCGTCGGTCACGATCACGTTTCCCGGATCTACGGCGGTCACGTCTGGCAACTCGATCATCCTGAAGTTCTACAAGGCGAGCGATGCAGTCAGCATCACGTCCGTAGAGGACAACACAGCTACAGCGCTGACGCTGGACCTAAGCACCTCGCTGGACACCGACAACAACGGCCGGTTTTACAGCCTGCACAACATCACTGACGGGCCGGTTAGTGTCACGGTCACATTCAGCGGCAGCGTCACTTACTCGGTGCTGATGCACGAAGTAAGTGGCATCACCTCGACCGTCGTGCAGACGATTGCGGCGACGGCTGACGGTGAAGGCTTTGCCACGGATCACTCGTGGGAATACACGGCCGCAAACACCGATGACTTTGCGACGTTCCTCGGCGGCGCCTTTACCGGCTTTCCGACTGATACGGCCACCGGCACCGGGAACACGACTGTTCAGCAGGTCGATAGCTTTGCGGTCCAGTGTCACGAGTTCGCGCCGGGTTCAGGCTCGCAGTCAGCAACATTCACGCTGACGAACTTTCGAGAAAACAACTACTGCGGCGTCGTGTACGCAGCAGGCAGTGGCGGTGGTGGTGGCGATCCCGACCTCGTTGTCCCATCCGCGCCCGCGCAGCGCAACCGCCGCAAGTCGGGGCGCTACCTGTGAGCGCGGTCATGGATCGGCCGTTTGTGCTGTCGTGCCGCGAGGTGTCGGAGACCGAGCTCGGCGTGTACCGCCGCATCCTCGACGGCGCACGCTGGAAGGTCGCCGCCGGCCGCGAGTATCAGACGGCTGACGTGACCGAGCACGTACCGGGAACGCTGCGCGCGTTTTTCGTAAAACTGCCTCCTGGCGGCTCGATGCACTGGCACACCGATACCGGCGATTGCCAGACCGACCACATCGTAATGACCACGAACCCCGGCTGCGAGAACGCATGGCTCGACGATGCCGGCCGGGAGCAGGTAACGCACATGTTGCCGGGGCACCGCTATTCGGTGGATAGAACGGTCTGGCATTCGGCCTGTAACAAGGGCGACGCCGACCGGGTTCACTTGCTGGTGGAATACTGATGCAGGGCTACGTTGTTGCGGATCATGTGCGGGGCAAGCGGCTTGAGATCCGGGCCGGAGACCTGCGGGTGGTGGTCGATCGCAAGAGCGCCGCACTGTATCGGCCGCCGGCCGGGGACGTTCGGGCGCGCAGCCGGGACGGGAAGGTGTACGTGCTGGTCGGTTCCAAGGTGCTCGAAATGACGACCCCCGTGGCGACCAAGGTCGGGTTCGCGCTGGCCAAGAACGGCGGCGCGTGCATTTGTCACGGGGATGTAGTGGCATTGGAAATCGGTGGCGAGGAATTTCATTTGCTGCCAGATACGGCAGTGCAGCTCGGCGGCGCGTTGATGCTCAAAGCTGACCGGGCGGACGATTGGCAGCGAGCAAATTCAACTAGGAGACTTCAATGATTGGCAGAATGTACGCGGTGGGTATCGCCTCGCAGGCGCAGACGGCGGCGAAAACCCTGATCGAGATCGCAGCGCCGGCCGATTCGGTCGTGTTCGTCGAGCGGCTGTACATCAGCCAGACCTCGTTCGACACGTCCGAAAATCTCGGCACGACGGTTCAGCGCATCAGCGCGACCGGCACCGGCACGGCGACGACGCCCCGTCCGCTGCAGTCGGGCGACGCTGCCTTCGGTGGCACGGTCGAGACGAATGCCACGATCGAGCCGACGTATGACGCGAACGGCGTCCTGTACGAATCGGGCTTCAACGTCCTGAGCGGATTCCTGTGGACGCCGGCCAACGACGACGAAGTGTTCGTCGTGTCGCCGTCGCTGCTCATCGGCATCAACCTGGATGTTGCGCCGAGCGTGTCGATGAACTTCTCGTATGGCGCGACCATTCGGGAAATCGGTGGCTAAGTTCGCGGCCGGGCAGCGGGTTGAGGTCGCCTTCAATCCACCCCGGCCGGACCTTCGCGTCCCGAATCAGGCGAACGGTTCACAGCCGGGACGCGGCGAGTACCAGACCGCGCCCGACAAGGGCGTGATCGTCGAGGTGCGCGAGACTGCGGCCGACGTGTTCTATCTCGTCGAGGTGGAACTGCACGCGCGGCACCGCAGCGGAACGGGCGCTGACCGCATTGTCACGTCCTACCGCAAGCGCGTCATTCACGAATCGAAGCTGACGGCGGTGTGACGTGCTGAAACCTTGGCAACGAACCATCCGCAAGGACAAGCGGCCGACCGATCCGATCAACATGGATCGGATCGAGCGCTGGCTTGGTGCAGAAAAGATGCTGCACTTGCAGAACTGCATGCGCGGTTGGTATGGATCGCCAATCAACATCGTTGACGTGCCCGGCAGCGTGTGGATCACGAAAGACGGCGACTTCATCGGCAAGTTTGGGCGTGGCGGATTCGCTTCGGCCTACGATGCGTTTGCAGATCATCTCAAGCGCAACTGGCGCGAACTGAGTAAGCCGCAATATGGCATCGCCCACATGGCGTTCACGTCCATTGGAGACGCGCTTGCGCGCGCATCTGGCGGCAACTCGCAGCGTCGCGTGTTCAACAAGGTTGGCCCGACTGGCGTAGTTGGTGTCACGTCGTCCTTGTGGCGTGTTGGTCCGCAGCCTGCTGCTGGTTCCGCTGGCGCTGCGGCCCCTGGCGGCACGGCGCATGTGGACTCGGATACTGGCGGTATCCTGTTCAACAATCCCGCGAGCGGCACGCTGCATCTGGTAGGCGCTGACGTATCGGCGAGCGTCATCAACAATTCGTTGCTGATGTATGACCGGCTGCACTCAGTCGCCAAGACGATGAACAGCACGGCGACAGAAGCGGTGACAGGCGATCCGACGCGGTATCAGTCCACGACGGCAACCGCTGCGGACTACATTGGCGACAATTTCGGCTTCGTCGAAGTGGGCGGCACGGCCTTGGCTGCAACAGCGCACAACTGGACAACGTGCCTGTATGAAGATCAAGGTGCCGCATCAAGCACGCTGCCGTCGCTGACGGGCAACTCGGGCGCGATTGTCGATCGCTTGGATCATCCTGTGCAGCAGTGGTTTGCGCCGCTGGCATCGGGCGATGTAGGCATCCGCGCATGGACGCAGATGCAGTGCTCGGCAGCGGTTGCCACGGGCGCGATCAATTTCGTCGTCGGGCATCCGCTCGGCTTCATGTCCTTCCCGGTCATCAACAGCGTGTTGCCCTTCGACTGGCTGACGAATCGCGATCAAGCGCCGCGCGTGTTCGATGATGCGTGCATTGCGTTCCTTGAGCCGCAGAAGCCGGCAACCGGAACCTGCACTTATACCGGCCGCTTCCAGATGACCAGCGCGGCATAAGCCGTGAGCGATAAACGTCGATTTAGATGGAAGTCAGGCCGCCTGACTTCCGCGCCCATTCAAGACGGATGGGCCATCGACCTTGACTCGCGCGACCCGTCGATCCCAAACCTGCCGCTTGAGTCGCCGGCAGCAGCTGGCACGTCGGCATGGGAACAGGGCGCACTATCAGCGCGCCCATTCTATCGACGCGACGCGACCAACCGCAGAATGTTGCTGGCGCTGCCAGTGGTCACGTCGGCCGCGCCTGCCGAGAACACCGACCGATCGGCCGGCGCCGCATTCCAGACCCGCACAACTGGCTCACGTCGCCGGCAAACGGCGATCTGGTCGGCCTCGCTTGCCGGCCAGCCTGCTGCCCCGGCGGTAGTCCCTGCCGCTGCGTGGTTCACTGCGCCGCGCCCGCGCCGCCGCACGACCGAGCGCGAGATCGTCGCGCCTGAGCCGATCCAGTGGAAGTACATCGCGCCGACGATGGCTGCGATTCTCAAGCCCGAGCGGCCGAAGGTCGTCGCGTTCCCGCGCAAGCTGCGCGTGCCGCTGGATCAGCCGAGCTACCCGGCCACGCCCGCCACCGGCCCGCCGTTCACCGCATGGGTCGCCGCCGCGCGCCGCGCGGTGTCGCAGGATAGACGCATTCAGCGGCTGCCCGAGCAGCCCGTCTATCCGGCCACACCGGCCGCAGAAGTCACCGACCGCACCGCTGGCGAGTCGTTCCAAACACGTATCAGCCGGTCCCGCCGCCGCCTGACCGCGCCGGACGTGATCGGCGTCGGCGCAGCCGCGCCGGCCGTCGCCCCGTACATCGATGCTCCGAAGGCAATCCGTCGCCGCGAGCTCGCGCGCACGCTGCGAACCCTGGCCGTCCCGCCGGTCTACCCCGAGACGCCCAAAGGCTCACAAGGCTTCCCCGCGTGGCGGCATCCGAAGGCGCATCGCGCACAACCGATTGAGAGGGCCGTACAGCGGCTTGACCAGCCGGCCTACCCGCCAACGCCGCCGGCAGTCTCCGAAGCCACCATTGCAGCGGTTGTCGGCCAGCGCGCCAAGCGGCGCAAGGGCCGACCGGGCCTGTTCCTGTCGGCAGGCGGCAGCCCTCTATCGGTCGCATCCACGGCGACAACGCCGGCCGTCTACCCGTCGTTCGTCCCGACTGGCTTCCTGTCGCGCCGGGAGACCGAGCGCCGGCTGATCGTCGTGATCGACGCGCCGGTGTTCCCGCCGACGCCGGTCGTCGAGGTCACCGACCGGACGGTGGGTGCATCCTTCCAGACGCGGGTCACCCGCTCGCGCCGGCTGCAAACACTGCCGGCCATCATCGGCGTCGATGCCGCGCCCCCCGTTACGTCCGAAGCGCCCATTGCCGCGCTCATGCCAGCGCGCTCGATTCGTCGCAAGAGTCGGCCCGGCTTGTTCTTGGGTGGCATGGTGTCGGTGGACGGATTCACGGTCCCGACGCCGGAAGCCGCGTTCCGCCTGCCGAAGCAGCACCGATCGGCCGGACTCGGTCGCAGGATGCTGCGCGAACCGCTGCAGCTGGAACATCCGCCAACGCCGCCGACCCCGCCGCAGCCCGAGGCCGCGTTCCGATTGCCGATCCATCACCGCGCAGCGGGCCTCGGTCGCACGCTCATGCCAGCCGCGCCGCAGCTTGAGCATCCGCCGACGCCGCCGCCGGTTCCGGGCCTTGAGGAATGGATCATCCGCGCACGGCGCAGGGGGCGGCGTTGATTCCGTCGCGTGCGTCTAGCAGTTTCCAAAGTTGGCCGGAGGCTTAAAGCATGGCGAGCGACGTCGAAATCTGTAACCGCGCGCTGCACAAGCTCGGCGCCGACACCATCATCGCACTGACCGACGACAACAACCGGGCGCGGGTGATGAATGTCGCCTATCAGCCGGTGCGCGATGCCGAACTGTTCCGGCGTCGCTGGAAGTTCTCGATCAAACGCGCGTCCCTGCCGGCGCTGTCGTCAACCCCGGCTTTCGGGTATGCGTACCAATACCAGGTGCCAACAGACTTCCTGCGCCTAATCGAAGGCGGCGACCTCATGACCAACGTCGATCTGTCCGACTATCGAGGCGGCGGGGCGACCTACGCGCGCGAGGGCGACAAGATCCTCACCAACTACGAGGCACCGATCGACGTGCGTTACATCGCGCGGATCACGGATACCAGCCTATTTGACCCGGCCTTCGCCGAGGCGCTGTCGGCCCGGCTTGCGATGGAGTGCTGCAAGCGCATCACGGACAGCGACACCGCCAAGGCTGCGGCCCAAGCCGACTACCGCCTGGCCATCCGTGAGGCCATCGTCGCCAACGCGATCGAACGCGCCGCGGAGTCGATGGCGGATGACAGTTGGATGATGGCCCGTCAGGGATGAAAGCCTCCCCGATCATCACATCGCTCAACGCGGGCGAACTGTCGCAGGACCTTGACGGCCGCGTCGACCTGACGAAATACCCGTCGGGCTGCAAGGTGCTCGAGAACTTCATCCCGAAGATTCAGGGCCCGGCCATGCGCCGCGCCGGCCTACGCTACGTCAAAGAGACAAAAGACTCGGCCGATCGCTCGTGGCTGATGAAGTTCGAATTCTCGTCGACGCAAGCCTACGTGCTCGAGTTCGGCGACGGCTACGTGCGGTTTTACGCCGATCACGGTCAAGTGATCGTCTCAGGCGTCGCAGCGTACAACGGCGCCACGGCCTACGTGCTCGGCGATCTGGTCTCAAATGCCGGCGTCAATTACTACTGCATCGCGGCCACGACCGGCAACGCGCCGCCGAATGCAACCTATTGGTATCCGCTGACCGGCACGATCTACGAGATCCCAAGCCCCTACGCGCTCGCGGATCTGACCAACGCCGACGGAACCTGCGCGCTCAAGACCGTTCAATCCGGCGACGTGATCTACATCGCGAATCAGTACGGCACTTATGCGCCGCGCAAGCTGATCCGGTACGGTGCGACCAACTGGCAGTTTTCGACCTACGCGCCGAATCAGGGCCCGTTCCTCGAGCAGAACACGGGCGCGGTGACAATTTACGCATCGGCGTCGACCGGGTCGGTCGATCTGACGGCATCCTCGGCGACGTTCGCGTCGACGGATGTCGGCCGGCTCGTCCGGCTGCAGGTTCAGAATCAGGCGGTGCAGCCGTGGGAGACCGCCAAGGCGTATGTCTCGACCGACCTTGCGCGCTATGACGGCAAGACCTACGAGGCGCAGAACAACGCGACATCGGGCACGTCTCCGCCAGTCCACGAGCGCGGCACCGCCTACGATGGAAAAAGTGCCGTCAATTGGGAATACCAGGACGCGGGCTACGGTATCGCGCGCATCACGGCATTCACCTCCGCAACGGTCGTCACGGCAACGGTCATCAGCGACACGCCAAACGGCCTGCAGCAGCTGCCGGCGGGCGTTGTCGGTGGCGGCAACGCCTCGACGCGATGGTCGCTCGGCGCATGGTCGGCCACGACTGAATACCCGCGCACGGTGACATTTTTCCGAAACCGGCTGTTTTGGGCTGGCGAGCAGCGCCTGTGGGGCTCGGTCCCCAACGACTTCGAGAACATGGCCGGCGACTTTTTCGGCGAGACGCGCACCGACAATGCCATCTGGTCGCAGCTGCAGGCCGAGGACGTCAACGCGATCCAGTGGATTGTCGGCGACGAACGGCTGGCGATCGGCACCGGTGGCGGCGAATTCATCGCGGGCGAGATCACGACGACTGACCCGCTCGGCCCGGCAAATTTCAGCATCAAGCGGCAGAGCAAAAAGCGCGTGCGATCGGTGCAGCCGATCGGCGTCGGCAATGCGCTGCTGTTCGTTCAGCGCGCCGGCCGCAAGTTGCTGGCCATGTCCTACTCGTTCGAAGTCGACAAGTATTCGGCGCAGGATCTGGCCGTGCTGTCGAACCGCATCACGCGCACCGGCATCGTGGACATTGCCTACCAAGGCGAGCCCGATTCGATCGCGTGGTGCGTGCTCGGCAATGGAAACCTTGTCGGATTCACCTATGACCGCGATCAGGAGGTCACCGGCTGGCACCGGCACCCGATCGGTGGGGACGGGGATGTCGAATCGGTCGTTGTCATTCCAGCGCCTGACGGCACGCGCGAAGAACTGTGGTGCATCGTCAAACGCACGATCAACGGCGCGACGCAGCGGTACGTCGAATATCTCGAAAAGCCGTGGGAATCGAACGACGAGGACGGCACCGGCGGCGACGACCAGGAGGATGCGTTCTACGTCGACAGCGGACTGACCTATGACGGCGCGGCGACAACGAGCCTGACCGGACTGGATCACCTCGAAGGCGAGGAAGTCGACATTTTGGCCGATGGCGCGGTGCAGCCAAGCAAGACGGTTTCGGCCGGCGCGATCACGCTTGACCGTGCGGCCAGCGTGGTGCATGTCGGGCTGCGCTACACGTCGCGCCTCGTCACGATGCGCCTTGAAGCCGGCGCCAATGACGGCACGTCGCAGGGTCGCGTGAAACGCATCTATCGCGCGGTGATTCGGTTCCTAGACACGCTCGGCGGCAAAGTCGGCATGTACGGCGGGCGGGTGGATTCGATCAGCCTGCGTAGCCCTTCGACGCCCATGAGCACCGGCCAGCCGTTTGCGTCCGGCGATGTCGAAATCGACATACCGGGCGACTACGAGCGCGACTGCCGCGTCGAGATCCGCCAAGAGCAGCCGCTGCCGATGACGGTCGCCGCGATCATGCCGCAACTACGGAGCAGCGACTCGTGAACGTGCGCCCGTTTCATCCCGACGACTTGCCGCGCATCGACCTGCAGCCATCGCAGATCGCTGGCCGCGAGGCGTTGCTCGAAATGGCCGACGTGTACGCAGAGCGCGGGCCGGCCTATACCGTCGAGCACGGCGGGCGCATCGTCTGCTGCGCCGGAGTGATCGCGGTCGGCAGCTATGGCGTGTTGTGGTCGGCGTTGGCCGCCGGTGCGCCAATGCTTGCGCTGCATCGCGCCGCCATTCGCTTCCTGTCGGTGCATCGGTTCAAACTGTTGCAGGCCACTGCCGCCCTGCAGTTCGAAGCGGGCTGCCGATGGCTGGAAATGCTCGGCTTTGAGCGGCGCGACGCGATGCCAGACCTAGGGCCCGACGGCGCGGTGCATGTGCTCTATGAGAGGTTCGGCTGATGGCTCAATTCGCAATACCGCTGATGGCTGTAGGGGCTGGCCTACAAGCATTCGGGACATTCAGCAAAGGCCGCAACGATGCCAAGGCATTGCAGGCGCAAGCGGCCGAGGCCGCGCGGCAGGGCTACGCTGACGAGCAAACGCAGCGCCGCCAGGCGCGGCAGATGCTCGGCGAGCAGGCGGCGGCGTTTGCGCAGTCGGGCTCAGGCGTGGGCGGTACGGCGCAGCTGCTCATGAAGCAGTCGTCGGTGCTGGCCGAGCTCGACGCGCTCAACATTCGCGACAAGGGCGTGCGCGAACGCGCGGGCCTGTTGGCGCAGGCCAAGGCCGTCAAGCGTGATTCGACCCTGATGGCCGGCGCTCAACTTCTGAGCGGCGCGACGCGGATCGCTTCGGCGCGAGGAATCGGATAATGCCAGCCATCCCCCTCTATCAGCAGCGAGTCAGTGCGCAGGGTCCGCTCGGCCCCGGTCCGTCGTCGCCCGGTCAGGGCTTGGCCGCGCTCGGCGCCGCGGTGGGCGAGGCCGGCGTCTATCTCAACGATCTGAACGAAGAACGCGCGCTGCTGGACGCGACCGAGAAACTTACCCAAGCGCGCACGCAGTGGTCCATCGGTATTGAGGAAGCGAAGCGCACCGCGCAGCCCGGCGCCGGCGGATTCGCCAAGACGATGCGCCAGTCATGGCAGAAAGACGCGGGCAATCTGATCGGTAGCGCACAGACGGCCCGATCGAAAGCGTGGCTTAAACAGCGCCTCGACGCTCTGCAGGGCGATCTCGACCAGCACGCGACAGGGTTCGAAGCGGGCGAGGCCGCGCGTTACAAGGCCGAGACGGTCGACCGCAACGTGGCGGCACTGTCCGCGGGCCTGCAAGCCAATCCCGATCAGTACGCCAACGCGCTCGAGGAACAGCTCGCCATCGTGAACGGGCTCGCGGCGACGCCAGAGGATCGCGCCGAAGCGGCGGCGCGCGTTCGAAACACTCTTGCCCCCTCGGCCGTGGCCGGATGGGTGGCCAAGGACCCGAGCGCCGCGGCGGCGGCCCTGGCTGATGCGAAGTCGGACGTGCCCTACATCCGCGACCTGTCGGCCGACGATCGGGCCCGGCTGCTGGCTGGCGCCAAGAAAGCGGCCAGCGACAAGCGCGTCGATGACCGCGCCGCGGGCGTGCTGTCGGCCTACGAGCAGTCATTCCGCAAGGGCGCGGCGGCGCTCGCCGTTGCGGCCGCCGATCCGGCGCTGACCGATGACGAGCGGTCGGCCCTACAGACGCGGGTGAGATCGGAGTCGAATCTGATTTCCGCCCGCCGCCAGCAGGAACACGTCGACGATCTCGTGCGCCTTGAGCGCCTGCAAGCGTCCGGCGACAAGCGCGCCGACGGTCTCGCGGCCACGCTCTACGATCGCGGCGTGCTGTCCGAGTTGCAGTATGCCGGCGTCGTGGGCGCGACCGAGCGGGCGCGGATTGCCGACCAGAAGAAAACCGCCGACGCCGACACGCTGCGCGCTGCCATCGCGTCCGGCATGAAGTTCGACCCCAAGGACACGGACGCTCGCAAGGCGGTGGCCGGGTTCTTCACCGACGCGACAATGGGTGTGGCACCGGGAACGCCGCAGTATGTGGCGGCGGCGACACAGCTTGCAGCGTCGACCAACATCGTGCCCGAGCCTGCGATCTCGTGGGCGCGCGCGTCGCTGGTCGGCGGCAGCCCGACAGAAGCGGCCGCCGCCGCTGACATGATGTCCCGCTTTCGCGAGACCAGCGCCAGCGCCTACGGATTCGCCGTGGACGACACGACACGCGTCATGTCGGCCGACATCGCCGACGCGATCCACGCCGGCGCGGCGCCTGCGGTTGCGGTCGAGAACGCCCGCAAGAACGCACAGCGCACGCCCGCGGAGCGCGAGGCGTTCACCAGCGCATACAAGGCGCAGAAGGTGGCGCGCGGCAACGCAAGCGCGCTGTCCGGGCTTCTGAGCGGGTCTGACCGCTACGATCCAAGCGTGTTCACGGCGACGCCTGACGCGCCCCCCGCGCTGCAGGCGGAGTTCGACCAGGCGGTCGAGCGGTATTTCCCGCTGACCGGCGGCGACGCCGAGAAAGCACGGGCGCGGGCGTTCGAAGATGTGCAGCGCAAGTGGGGCCGCTCCGAGGTCAACGGCAAGCCCGAGATCCTGCCCTATGCGCCCGAGGCCATGTTCCCCGGCCTGAGCGCGGAGGCCGTCCGGGCGGACGTGGCCAAGTCGATCAACGAGAACGGGTCGCAAATTCGCCGGCTTGATTCGGCTACGGGTGAAATCAAGTGGACGGTCCCGGCCGCCAAGGATGTGCGCCTCGTGCCGACCGACGCCACGGCGCGCACCGGTGGCCAGGTGTGGGCGCTTGGCACGGTCGACGAATTTGGAGCGCCCGACTTCCTGCGCGCGCCGGACGGGTCCGTGTTGCAGTACCGGTTACCGGTTCAGCAGGACAGCTATGCCGCCGCGCGAGAGGCGCAGCAGGCCGCCGCGATGGAGGCCGCACGACGCGGCCAGCAGAATCGGCAGGAGTCGCAGCAACTCGGCACCGAGGCCGCGCGCCAGTTCGGCGAGGTCTCGCCGCAGCTTAGGGGCCGCTGATGCCGCTGCTGCTCGAGCAAATCCAGCAGGGCGGCGTCTCGCGCCTGCCGCAGATCGCGCCAGAACAGCCGGCCGAGCGGCCGCCGGCCCTTGACGTTCTGGCCGCCGCATCCCGGCAGGCCAACATCGCCGGCAGCATGTATGACGCCGTGACCAACGGCGCGACGACCACGGCCGAGATCGCCGACGGATATGACGCGCTCGAGGACATCGCCGGTTATGAGGATTTCGCCGAGCGGTTCATCACGGCCGACAATCCCTCGCAAACGCGCGCGATCAAGGCGCGCATCGACCAGGAACAGCGCGACCGGAAAACATTGGGCGAGGCGGGCGGATGGGGCCTTGCGGCGACACTCGGCGCCGGCCTGACCGACCCGACGACGCTGTTGTCGATGGCCGTGCCGCTCGGAGGCGAGACGCGCCTTGCAAAAATCGGAACGCTGATCGGCCAGCAGATCGCGTTCGACTCGGCATCCGAACTGGCGTTCCACGGTCTGCAGGAAACCCGCACGGCCGAGGAATCCGCCATCAACGTCGGCGCGGGCGCTGTGCTGGCAGGCACGCTCGGCGCGCTGATTACGCGCGTGCCGAAAGGCAAGATCGAGGCATTGCGGCAGAAGCTGGCGACCGACCTGCAGACGCCCGTCGAATCGACCGGCGGCGCGGCTGCGGTGCGCGCGACCACGCGAGAGCAAGAAACCATTTCGACCGGTGGCGAGGCGCTGGCCGAAACGCTCGGCCGCGTGTCGCCCGGCGATCGGCTGCTCACGTCCGAATCGCTGACCGCTCGCCGGCTTGTGCAGGAACTGTCCGAAACGCCCGAAATGATGGCGAAAAACCTTGAGGGTATCGCAACGCCGACCAGCGTCGAGACGCTGCTTAAGCGCCGCATGGGCTCGTGGTGGGAAGCGTACCGAGACCGGGGCATTGCGTTCGGCGAGTACCGCAAGCGCGTGAAAGCCGAGGGCGGCAAGCCGCTGTCGCGCGGTGAGTTCTCGCGCGAGGTCGCGTACGCCATGCGCCGCGGCGATCAGTCCCCCATCCCCGAGGTGGCCGACGCTGCGCGCCAGACTCGCAAACTCGTGTTTGAACCCGACAAGGCCAAGGCCATCAAGCTCGGCCTGCTGCCCGAGGACGTGAAGGCCAAGGGCGCGGACTCATACCTGATGCGCCAGTATGACGTCGGCCGCATCCGCGCCAATCAAGGCGCGTGGATCGAAACGCTGGCCGATGGATTCCAGGCGCAGGGCGTGACGCGGGCCGAGGCGATCGACATCGCGCACAAAGTCACGCGCAACATTCTCGGCAGCGAGCGCGGCACGCTCGACCTCGACGTCATGGGCGACGTTGTGCCGGAGTCCGGCCGCCTCAAGGAACGCACGCTCAACCTGCCCGATGAAGTGCTCGAGCCGTGGCTCGTGAACGACATCGACCATTTGACCGAGGCGTATATCCGCACGCTCGGGCCCGAGGTTGAGATCACCGAACGCTTTGGCGACCGACAGATGAAGGATGCTATCTCGCAGGTCACCGACGAATACGGCGTGCTCAAGCAGCGTGCGGTCGAGGCCAAAGACGACGCGACGCTGGCGCGGTTGCAGAAGATGGAAGAACGCGACCTGCAGGACATCGCGGCTATTCGTGACCGGCTTTATGGTCGATTCGGATCGCCCAAAGATCCGGGGTCATTCTTTGTGCGCGCTGGCCGGTTCATCCGCTCGGTGAATTACACGCGCCTGCTCGGCGGGCAGGTCGTCTCGGCATTCACTGACGCCGCGCGTCTCGTCATGCAGTACGGCGCGCCGAAACTCGCGTCGTCGGCGCTGCGCCTCGCGACCAATATTGAGGCGCTGAAAATCGGCCGCACCGCTGCGCGCAAAATGGGCATCGGCCTCGACCTCGTGCTCAATACTCGCGGCATTGCGCTCGGTGACGTGGCCGCGCATTCGGCCTTTGCCGAGCAGCGCGTCATGCGAAAGATCGCCGACGTGTTCTCGGTCGCTTCGCTGCAGTCCCCGTGGAATGCGGTCATGAAATCGTGGGCGTCGGTGATGTCGCAAGATGACGTGCTGCGCGCGGCGTCCAAGATCGCCGACGGCAAGGCACTCTCAAAGCGCGATGTCGCGCGGTTCGCGTCGATGGGTCTCGACGAGGACATGCTGCGCCGCGTTGCACAGCAGACGGCCGAGCACGGCACCGAATCGAACGGCCTGCGGTTCGCAAACTCCGACCAGTGGAAAGATCAGTCGGCCGCGCAAGCCTACGAGGCTGCCATCCTGCGCGAAGTCGACATGGCGATCCTCACGCCAGGCGCGGGCGACCTGCCGCTCGTGTACTCGACCGAATGGGGCAAGGCGCTGCTGCAGTTCAAGTCGTTCGCCATTTCGTCGACCCGGCGGCTGGTCATTCCTACCGCGCAGGGACTGGCGCAAGGCGACATCAAAACGATGCAGGGCGTTGCCGCGCTGTACGGCGTGGGTGCGCTGGTGTACGTCCTGAAGCAGATGGCCGCCGAGCAGCCGATCGCGACCGACCCGACCCGGTTCGCAATGGAAGTCGTCGACAAGTCAGGAATGCTGGCATGGGGTGGCGACGTCATTTTCCCGAGCCTTTGGCAGATGGGAAGTGATGACTTTTCCCGCTGGTCGGACCGGCAGCCAGTCGAGACCCTGCTTGGCCCGGTGGCCGGTACGGTGTCGGATCTGTACACCTCGCGGTGGCCGTCCAAGGTGACCCGCGGGGAACTGAGCCAGGCCGACATCCACAAGCTGCGCCGCCTGATGCCGGGGCAGAACCTGTTTTACCTGCGCCGGGCGATCAACGAGATCGAGGCACAGGCCGGCGAGGCTGTCGGCGCAACGCCCTAGCGGTTGATTCCGTCGCCCCCGTTCCGCAGTTTGGCGGGACGGAGGCCCCCAACTGTGACCATCACCGCGACCGTGTCCGAGATTGAGTATGCCGGCGACGGTGTCTCAACAGTGTTCTCAGTCCCGTTTGTATTCGACACGTCCGCCGATCTCAAGGTGGTTCGAACGGACACCGATGGCAACGCCGTCGAACTGTCCACGGGCTACTCGGTTTCCGGCGGTGGCGGGTCGACTGGCTCGGTGACGCTCTCCACGGCGCTCGCCAGCGGATACACGCTGACGATCAGCGACGACCCGGATTTGACGCAGCCCGTCGACTACGTCGCAAACGACGATTTCCCGGCCGAGTCCCACGAGGACGCGCTTGATCGAGGCGTTCGAATTTCCAAGCGTATCCTGCAGATCGTCAAGCGCGCACTGCGGACGACTGACGGCGATCCTTCCGGCGAATCCGAAATGACGCTGCCATCGGTGCAGGCCCGCAAGGGCAAAGTCCTCGGGTTCAACGCGACCACGGGCGCCCCGGAAATGGTCGCGAGCGTGACGAGCGTCGGCAGCTTGTCGGCCTCGATCATCGGCGGATTCCTGTATGCGCAGACGACGGCAGAGTCTGCGGCAGGCGTCACGCCGACCCTCTACCAGTACCCGCCAGGCGACGTTCGGCGCTATGGCGCGGTCGGCGATGGCACTACAAACTGCACGACGGCTATTCAATCCGCGATCAATGTCGCGATTGCAGGGGACCGCAGGGTCTATCTCACGCCGGCAGCCTCTGAGTATCTGATTACGTCGCCGCTGACGATCACGGCAAGCGTGTCGATCTTGGGCGCGGGCCAGCGGGCAAGCCGCATTCTGTGCAGCGGGTGCGATGCGTTCACGATTTCCGCAGGCGTCGCCAGCGTCAAGCTCGACAGTTTCCGCATCGCGCAGGCTGTGCGCCACACCACGACGCCGAATACCTATGTGGCTGTCGATGTGCTCGGAACGACTGCAAGCCCGTGCGATTGGCACGAGTACAACAAGCTCCTGATCGACGGCTTTGAAACACCTTTCAGCGCAGCCGGTGTACATCAATCCCAGTGGGACAACTGCGTCACAGCGTTTTGCAAACACGGAATCATTGCCGAACAACTGACGGTCAACAATCGCGTTAACTCGTGCCTGTTCTCAGGGTCCGGCGCGAACAGTTACGGCATCAAGATTGGCGACAACAGCTCTGCCGCCGAGGGCTGGACGATTGAGGGCGGGACGCTGCTCTACGGGTTCGCTCGCGGCATCTGGGGCAGCGGCGCGTCTAATTGTTTTGTGAATAACTCGTACATCGACTTTTTCACAGAGTTTGGAATCCTGCTAAACGGCACGTCCGCGGCGTCGGCTAACTGGACCATCACAAACAACTATATTGCCGGCACTGGCGCTGCTGATACTGGCGTCTATTTGACCAATGCGTCCGCCCCGTCATTGCAGCGTGGCAACAAGGTTATTGGCAATCAGATTTTCGCCTACAGCGGGCAGACGCTAACCAACGGCATCCTGATCGACGGATCGCAGGAAGGCTACAACCTGATCGAAGGCAACAGCGTCGACGCTGACACCTACGATTGTCGCGTCACGGCTGGCAGCACGCACACTATCGTCGACAACATCTGGCGCGGCGCTGGTTACTCGTCGTCGGTTCGCGCGATCTACCGCAACAACAGCGGCACTTTTTTGCCGGACCCTTCCGCGGCGATCTCATATGACCCGTATGCACACATTGCAAAGGCACTGACCTACGGCGCGACCATTGCCACAGATGTCAGCGAAGGTGATCTGTTCACGATCACTGTTACCAATAACGTTGCGTTCACAATCAGCGCGCCAACCAATCCGGTCACGTCCAAGCGAATTGTCTACACCATACGCAACACATCGGGTGGCGCAATGGGCGCAATTACATGGAACGGCGCGTTCAAATTGGGCGCCTTCACCAATCCCGGCAACGGAAACAGTCGGTCTATCGAATTCGCTTACAACGGAACGAACTGGATTGAAATAAGCCGCGCCTCTGTGGATGTGCCGAACTAATGGAAGATCGGGTGCGCTCTCTCGAAATCGCCAACGCCAAACTAGCCACAAGCGTTGAGCATCTGTCCACGACAGTCACCGTTCTGGCATCGACCGTGCAGGATTTGCGCGACACGATGAACCAGGGGCGCGGCGCGCTGTGGCTGATGATGGCCGCGGCTGGCGGACTGGGCGCGATTGTCGCAACGGTTGCAAAGAAAGTCGCGGGGTTCACCTGATGTTCACGCTGTCGGACGCATCCAAGCAAAAGCTGTCAAGCGCAGATCCTCGGCTGCAGCGCGTTACGCTTGCGGTTGTAGAACGCTACGGCATTCCGGTGTCTGTTCTGTTCGGGCACCGCAACAAGGCCGACCAGGACGCGGCGGTCAAGGCCGGCAAAAGCGAATTGCCGTGGCCACGGTCGAAGCACAACAGCCTGCCGTCAAAAGCGATCGACTTGGCGCCGATGCGATGGGACGCCGCGACGCGCAAGTGGGTCATTGACTGGAACGATCACGGGACGTTCGGCGTTTTGGCCGGCCTGATGCTTGCCACCGCGCGCGAGCTCGGCGTGCCGCTGAAATGGGGGGCCGATTGGGACGGTGACTTCGACCTGCGCGAGCACTCGCTGCGTGACGGGCCTCACTTCGAGATCATCGAGGACTGAACCATGCTTGAGACAATTCAAACGTGGCTGGCCGCAGCGACCAACTATTTCGGTCTCGGCTCCGTCATCCTCGGCTGTATGGTCGGCTACGTGCTCACGGTCATGCTCGAGCGGTACTTCCTGCCCATCGTCAGCGACCTACAGGCGAAGCGCCGGCAGCGCGGCCTGACGTTCGTGTTCTGCTGGCTGGCCTCTGGCACGGCCTCTGCGTTGCTCTGGTGGGCACTGGACGGCCAGCACCCCGCGTCGGCTCGAGTCACGATCAGCTACACGATCGGCGTGCTGTCGTTCGCGATTTACCCGATCCTGGCGAACTACCTGACGGCCAAGTACCCGGCGATCGGCTCGGCCTGGGCAAAGCCTGAATGATCCCCGTCGCCCTATGGCCGTGGAAGCTTATAGGGAAGGCTGTGGGCGTGCTGGTCGTGGCCGTGGCGCTGACGGTCGCCATTGGCACTGTGAACAACTGGCGGGCTGCTGCGGCTCGCCTGCCGGCCGTAGAGGCCGAGCGCGACGCGGCGAAAGACTACATCGTCCAGTACCGCAAGGCGGCGAAGGCCGAGCACGCGCGGGTCAACAAAGCATCGAAGGGGTATCAGGATGAACTCAAAGCACTACGCATCACTGCTCTCGCTCAGCCTGCTCGCGTTGTGCGGCTGTGTCGGCCAGCCGGAGTTGCCGCCAGTCCGTCCGGTGCAGGCACCGAATCCGGATCTGATGGAACCGCTGCCGGAGCCGGGGTCGTTTCGGAAACGTCTGGGCAAGGCGTTGAACAAGGGCCAGACATCGGCCCCGACCTCTACGCCCTAGCCGACGAAGCCGATCGCATCGTCGCGCAGTGCAGGGCGCTGCAAGAGTACGTCAACGGGTTGCCGACCGAGGCCAGTCCCTGAGTTATGAGGAAGTCTGGAAGGGTGGGAGGGTGTCGATCCCCCATTAGCCGCTATCATCAAAGCTACCGTGCAGGCGCCTGCCTCGCGTAGCCGAGAGTTACCACCCCGAATTTATTGCCCCGCTTCCTTCATGGGGGCGGCTCCATTGAGCGTTGCGGCCAGCCACTCGGCGTAAGCCTGTTTCTGGTCAGCGTCTGCAAAGTCGCCCCTGATGTACAAAATCACATCGTGCTCGAAGTCGTCCGACCACAAGCACCAGCCTTCCCCCTTGGCGAACACAGCCACCCACGGCCCCTTATCCACGATCCGTCTCCGGAGCAGGTTCTACGTGGTGACCTGCTCTAACGCCTTTGCGCATCAGCACGAAGCCGGGCACGTCGCAATTTTCGCATTCGTACACCTCGCCGCGAGGCCCGTACAGCTTCCCTGACCCGGCGCACTGAATGCAGGTTTCGTATCGCTCGGCCGCCGCTTCCTCGACCATGAAGGCGGGCCACATCGCAACATCGCGCGTTCCATTGGTCAGCATGTAGTACCTTTCCCCGCCAGTACGCATCACGGCGTCGATCTTCCACACCAGCCCGCCGCCAACGTCCACGACGGTTCCCAATGGCAGCGGCGGATTCATGGGCTACCCGACACGGTTTTAGCTGCTCTGCGCTTCTCGCGCCAATCCAGAAAACGGCCGATCCATGCAGGCAGTCGAAGCGCCCACCAGTGTTCATCCGCTCGCGTGAATTTATAGATTTCCACAGCTTTTTCCTGCTGAGTCCGAATCTTTAGCGATGTGGCTAGCAATCTCTTCGCGAGTCGTGATCTGCGCGGCACTACACCCGTGCTCGCACGCCCAATGCCCGACGTACTCCCCGTTCTGCATCGCCATGCAACGCTCGGCGGGTATCCACGTCGCCCATGCATCGCCACAGTTGCACGGGCGCTTGTCCTTCGGACAGTAGCGCCGAACCAGTTCCTGCCAATCCTCTCTGCTCATCGGCTTTCTCCTGCGCTGGCGGCTGCTCTGCGCTGCTCGATAGCCGCGTCAATCTCACTTCCGCGAAAAGCCCGATTCTTCTCAGACGCCTCAAAGGTGCTGTACTCGCAGTAGCCCGCCCCCATCTGCACCCACGCTCGCGATTGGATGAAGCGCCACCGCTCCGCGTCGCGCTCCCGCGCTTCCCAATCCTCACATGACGGAATGATCGCATTGAGCCGCGCTGTTGCCTCATCCCGCTCGCGCGTCGCTGCTGCGAGCTTCGACTCGGCTTCCTCCGCTCGACGCTGGCTGTGCGCCGCCGCTTCCTTTACGCGGATGTATGACTCCCGCGAGTCGCCAAGCTGGCCTCGAAGGTCGTCATAGTCGGATGCTTGGACACATTCACGCAGTTCGCGAGTCACCCACGGGCCGGGAGCCATAAATCGCTTCACTTCGCTCATAGACTTTTTTCCTCCCGATGTGCTGCTCCCAATCCAGCGGCAATGCCTGCCGCCGCTGGCCTGTCTCGGGTGTTGGGGTTCGCGGGCAGGCTGCGCTCGCCCCTGCTGGTATTCATGCATCCGGCCCTTTCGGCGGATACGCGGCCATCGGACCTTTCTGCGGCGCGCGGTTGCAGTAGTTGTTGCAGTTGACATCGCCGGGATGGCAATCCACGCCGCAGACCAAGACGCGGCGCGGTGGCATCCATTCGTGCTCGCAGATGCGCACGTAAACACCGGCCAGCATCAAGTCGGCGGCCTGCTGCGCGTCCTGACGGCGGGCAAATCGTAACGCGCGCATGTGGTCCCCGCTCCACGCGGAAGATCCAACCCAATAATCGGGTTTTTCGATGTCGGACCAGCCGCCTTCGATGACCCAGCCAATTATAGATTCTTTTGATTGCTCAGACATTTTGCCCGCTCCATGAAATCATTCGCCTGTTCCAAAGCCGCAGGATTCGTCAGCCAGCCTGC